TGATGATTACTTAGGCGAAGAAAGTATCTTTTTTACTGCTGATTTTGACTTAGATCCAGAAAATTAATATTGTCTGATTTTTGTCATGGTATTTATGACACCGCAAACCCTTTATTTATAAGGCTTTCATTAATATTTTATTTTTTTCATTTTTGTCATAGGAAATAGAAGAAAATACTCTTTAATACTCTAAAATCCTTGACAACTAACTAATCGGGAGTGTACCCTTGCTACACACTATTGGGAGAATGGTGGGAGGAGGTCGTATTAGAATACGCTAAAAAATCATGGCAGATTATCAAAAGAAACATGATATAACTTACGAAGGCAATCTACTTGCTGAAAAAGATACTCCCCCTATCGAAACTTGCAACCTGGATAAGAAATTAAATCGCAGACAAAGAATATTTATTTGGACTGCTGTTAATAATCCTAGACTATCTTTGATTGAGTCGGCAGCTAAAGCTGGCTATAAGGATCCACGACAAGCTGCAAACAAACTTATGAGCAATCCTCTGATTAGATCCGAATACAACTACCTAATGAATGAAGTTAAGAAAAAGTATGAATTGAATTATGATCGTGCCGTACAAGACCTTTATGACATTCGGGACAAAGCTTTAGAAGCTGGTTCATTTAACGCTGCAATCTCTGCTCAAAATAGTTTATTAAGAGTCGGGGGCCTGATTGTTGATCGTAAGGAAGTTATGTTTGGAAAAATAGATCAGATGAGTAGAGAAGAAGTCGAAAACCGCCTGGAAAGTTTGCTCGGCCAGACAATAGAAGCACAAGTTATTCAAGATAACGCTTTAGAAAATAATGATGTGAGTGATTTAGAAAGTGAAGTAGAGCAATAAAAGGGGAGAAAAAGACAAGTATCGCTCTACTTCGTTTTGTATTTTAACTGCTAATTACACCTCTTGTCTAACCCAAATAGTAATCAATTAAGAAAGCTATTCCGATTAATGTAAGCAATACAATTTCCCAACCTACCATTAATGGCTTATTAGGGCTTTGATTTTGTTCATTTGGAACACTAATTTAAGCTTATCCAAGTCTTTAGCTGTATGACCGCCAACATTCCATTCAGTCATATCTTCAACTTCAAGACCTTCTTCGCCTAAATAGTTCTTACCGTTTTTCCAATTGTAAATGTGTAGATAAGTTCCGTCTTGAAACTCAATCTCCCATTCAACATCAGTCTTACCGTCTGAAGATGATAAGTCGATTAACTGTGGTTCTCCAAAAGCATCAATCAACTCTTGATAAGAACATTTAACATAGCCAATTAAACTTGATCCGAAAATCGAATTTTGATTGACTCCCTCGTTATGTGTTACATACATATATGGCTTCATATTACCTCCTCTGTTTCTAATATTATACCAATCCACTTTACATTCCTCATGCTCTTTAAAGCTTGAGAAAGCAAACTGAAATCTTCTTGATTATTAACCGAAATCCAAACTATTGGTTTATTACCTAACTTGGCTTTTCTTGGATTCAGATCGCTTTGTATCGTTCTCAGATACTCTATAGCGTCTTGTACTTGTTTAAGTTTTAAGTTTTGCATTATCCTTTTCAATTAATTCTTTTTCTTCATTAAAAACTTTATCTCTTTCTTCTTCGGTACTAAACCATAAAACCTCTCCAACCTCTTCATCAAAAATATTTTCTAAATCTTTTATATTATCTACATTGGCTTCTAGGAGATATATACCGAATGGCATTCCTTCATTATCTTTCCAAACTTTTTTAGGATAACCATTTTTTCTGTAATATATGTTTAGTTCTTCGGTTTCCCAATGCACTTTGAT